GTAAAGGTATCATCTAAAGTATGAGCAGTACTAGTAGCTAAAACAGTTCCAGAATCATTCTGTACCTGAATTTGTACAGTACCCCCAGCACCAGAAACTCGTCTTACCTCAGCTTGTCCAGTAATAGAACTGCCTTCAGGATGGCCTACCGCTGTTAAAGGCCAGTAAAACCCTTCACCAGCAGCATCATTATCAGTAGTTACTAGAAGGGAATAAGTCCCTGAAGCAGCTTGAGCATTACTTTGTGCAATAGTTGAGCTACCCCCAACTGGTAAAACTGTAAAATCAGTTAATGTGTTTACTTCAAATGAGGGATTTTTCACCAAGTTAACCGAAGGTATACCTCTATCTACAGTAAATATATCAGTGGCAGTAGTTCCTACGGTTGTGTCTATAGCGACATATTTTGTCCAAACATGTACACTTGTCCTTGTGCTTGGGTCAATCTCCCATGAAGCCCATGCTTCAGGAAAATGTATAGAATTCATAAACCACTCCTACCTCTATTTTGAGAACCAAGTCATCATGGCAAATAAGCTTCCTAACACCATTCCTGTATGCATAGCCACTACACTAATTATAACAAAAGCAGATTTTACACCATACAGTTTGGTTCTCCAATGTTTAAGTTCATCTAATTCGCCACCAATCTCTTCAAATCTAGAACATAATGTTTCAGTTAGTCTAGTCTGACTCTCGATATATGAATCTAGCCGTTCCATATAAACGGCTAGTTTTACGTTTAAATCATTATCTATGCTCGTAGGCATAGCATTAATCATGGCCCCAAGCCATACCCCTAACATTAGCTACAGCAGCGGGAACTGCTCCAGATGTTTCTTCTACTAAGACAGCGGTAGCAGCATCATCAGATTGCCACATACGAATCTTATCAGTAGCTGCATCATAGTTAAACACAAACCCACCCTTAGTTTCTATCTCACAATGAGAAACAGAAGCCAAACCAAACTTAGAATTAATACCAGATATGTCAATACCTGTTCCATAGTTAGGTGTGGTAGCTAATGTATTAAATTCAAATTCCACATACTTCTTATTGCCCATAACGCCACGGGCAAAGTCTGTACCCTTATTGAATTCTCGATTATCACGGTTATTAAAAGTAAGTCCCATGATGTTATTCCTCCAAGTGTTTTTTTATAAATGGGGAAGGGGCAGGAGCCTAATGGCTCCCACCCCCCATGGTGGTGGATTTAGGCGTTGAGGTCAGTAACTTTAGCCTGAACCCAGAAGTTCTTGCAACGCATCTCACCCATGGTATACAGAAGGCCCCTAACCACCAACGCATTAGCTGCGAAGTAGTCACGGTTTTCTACATATTGGGTGGGCTGTGCAATAGCCATTTCCAAATAGTCCGTATCCAGCACATAAACATTGGAACCCAACGCAGTGCTAGTAGCACTACAACCCTTAGGCACATCCGCATCAGGAAGAATTGGAATGCCCATATAGGTTGCCAACACCAAACCAGTGCGGGTACCTGGGAAAGTTCTCTCAGAACCAACACCGACTTGATATTCCTCTTGACCCATATACCGTTGCTGGGAGTTCAACAACCGTTCCAGCCTAAAGTATTGGTCATGTCCCATTAGAATTAGTTTAGGTTCGCCACCGTTTTCCCGTATCTTCTGGATACAAGTATCAATCAGATTTAGGGATAGGTCACGGCCTACACCGCTATTGTGCAAAACAGTAGCAGCAGCGTTCCAGTTTCCTGCTACCCTACCAGTACTGGCAGTAGTACCACCAACTGCTAGGTCAAACACCCTGGAACGAGCTACACCACCGCAAGCAGCCCAGTTGTCTTCCGCTACAACATCGTCCAAGGACGAGAAGCCAGCACGACTGTAGGCATATATAATGTCTCCAGCAGTGTAACCATCAAGAGCAGCGTCCAACGTCATTAGACCAGCGGCGTGTACAACACCATCAGCACCACCAACGGTTAGACCCGCAGCAGCATCATGGTCAGTACCAGAAAGGTCATATCGTGATACTTCATCACCTATTTTAAAGTGATTAATGAGAGCATTGGTTGCACCAACTTGCACCGTAGTAGCACTGGTAGTAGCACTAGCTCTAACAGCAGACAAAGCAAGTAGTTCTTCATTCAATTCTTTAATGTGGTCAAGCTGTGCGTTCTCATTTTCCAACGCCAGCACATCCCCAATACCACCTTCCAACTGCGCCGTAAAGACTGACTTGACTGACGCACCAAAAGTAGTAGAGACAATACGAGGCAAGCTCGATACTGTCTGAATAGCAGAGATGTTAACGGATGGAATGGAACCCACTTCCGTCACTGGACGGGAACGGTTCGCACCACGGTCAGACCTGATACGCCAACCAGCCGTGTTACCCCACACTACACGGGGTACCGCATTAAAGAAACGAGTTTGGTTATTCAAAGCTTGCCAGACTTTCCGTCCGTAGGTTGCAGTGAAGATACCAGTATTGCTAGACTGGAACGGTGTTCCAATACCAGCACCAGCTTTCTTCATAAACCCAGGGCCGAAAACACTCTGGTAAAGTCCTCTTTGTGACTGAGCAATATACTCAGCAAGGGATGGATTAGCCATAATCGTTTCTCCTTAATTCAAATTTTGTGTTTAGAAACCTTCTAACAATTCCCTAGGAATGCCATCTGTATCGCCTGATTCAACAGCTTCCTGCAACCGACGCAATTCACCGTAAGACATTTGCATCATCTGGTCAACAGTGTCATCGGCACTAGCAGCTTTGCGAATAGGAGGAGTATTATCTACGCCCAACGCATCCTCATAGCGAATAAGTTTAGGACTATTTAGACCATTCTCTTCACGGAAACCCATTTTCCTCAACCGATTTTCGGTTTCCGATTGAACCATTTTCTGTATGTTCGTATTCTTAGAACGTACCATCTTCTTAATACTGGCTATAGACTTAGCCATAGCCGCTATTCCAGGGTACTCTTCTTCGTCCTCGTCCTTCTTGGCATCGTCATCGTCCTCATCATCAGAATCATCATCTTTAGCCATTCCATATCCATACCCAGCTTCCACGTTCTCGTCCTCGTCATTCTCATCCTCGTCATCATCGTCCATTCCTACAGCTTCTTTCAGCAACTTTATCTGTTTTTGCATAGCTTGAAAGGTACGCTTCGCCTTTGCAGTATCACTTTCAATGTTTAAAGCAGTTTCTGAATCATCAGCCTTACCAGTAATCGTTCCACTAGACCCTGACGAACCTTTTACCTTAACGGTATAATCTCCACCCTCACCCCACTGTCCCATATTATCAGGGGTGTCAGCTTTAATCAACCCATAAACTTCACCAGCCACAGCTTTAATTATTTCCTGCTTTTCCATTTCATCTTCCTGGTCTTGTGAAAACTCAACTTCTTCATTTTCCGCTTTCGTTAGTCGAGAGTCCATCTTATGCAACACCTCAGCAACGGCAGCAAGAGCAAGGTTACTTCCCTCAATTTGTTTCTCCAACCGTTCAACAATATCCGAATCTGCCATGATATACCTCCATTCGTCTATTTTTTTGCCAAGGAAGTTGGTCTAAGCCACCTCCGACTCCCAAAAGCCCATGTATGTACGTTATTCGTACTAACTTATTATACTAAAGATTCTGAAAAACTTTCATTATTCTTCAGCAAGTTCTGGAACTTCGTTATCAAAAGTGAGTTTTAGTATCTCATTTCTGAAATCATATAATGGAACTTGTGC